TTACTCCGAAGTACATTATAGTGTTTAACAATTTGGAAGAGATGGTTGAGGCGTGATTTGGAGGCGGTAGACACATTTATAAAATATGCGACTGTTGGCAGAAAATTTTCATATTTGGATGGTATTAATAATAGTCACGAATATCATATAACGAACCGCAGATTGCTTCATATAGAGAATGGTTATTCAATCAGTACGCCTCGTAAGAAGAGGATTATTAAGGATTATTTGAAAGAGCGCAGCGACCTGAGGAAAGCTATTAAAGAGAATGAACGATACATAATTCAAGATGTGGAATCAAAAAATAAACCAATATGGACACCGCCCACTCGTAGCGCAGCGGAAATATATCAAGATCAGGTAGAGCTTAACAGGAAGAAGGGTGAAGAAACGATACACAGGTATTATTTGATAGATCAGGTAATGTTAGGAATTTTTGATTGGCAGCAGAGATTAAAGGAGAAAAGCAAATGAGAAAAGCAAAAAAAGGCAATCCTAATTGGTATAAGGGTATGAAGTCATCAAATCCTTGGGGTCGTAGAGGCAAGCCGAAGAAGAGGGTTGGATCTTTGGGATTGGTAAACAATCCTTGGGGAAGGAATGGTAAGCCTATGGCATCCGGTGTTATGAATCGGGTTAACATCGGGCTTGAGAATTTACTTAAATCGCCATTTAATTAATTGGGATAGGAAATGAAATTAGAGAATTATGTGCCCAGTATAGAGACCTGCAGGAGATTGAAGGGGGCTGGTTTGGTTCAGAAGTCCATATATACATGGATGAAGGAGCAGCATTCTGAGAGTTCTGAGTGGGTATTGACTGCAGACAGTCCATTAGGTGACGAATATTACAGTGCGTATACGGTTGGTGAGCTGGGCACGATGTTGAGTGAGATCCCGATGAATTTATATCCTCACCAGTTGAGTTTAATGTCTGCTATGGGCAGTTTGGCTATAAGTGAAGCGGAATTTAGGTCAAAGATGATATTGTTTATGGTTGAGAATGAGATGATGAATGAAGACTGGCTGTCGATGTGGGTGAAGAATATTGATCATGAAGTTCATGGTAGTGCTCTTGGGGCTGGATTTGCCCAGAAGGACAACAAGGTTGAGCCGATTGATGCGTATCTGGAGATGAACAAGGAGTTCGGCAATGAGTGACAGAATTGGAATATGCGAACTCTGTAATGAAAATCCATGTACCTGTTTGAACATAAAATGCAAACATGAGAATGTTGAGTACCAGCCTGAAGAGTTGGATACCAATGCTGCGGAATCCATGTACTGCGGTGATTGCGGTAAGGATCTGGAAGTTCCAGATCAAGATTGGGATCTAATGAGAAAAGGAAAATAAAATGAGAATTGAAATGACTGAAGAGAAATTAATTACAACCAGAGAGCTATGTGACCGTTTGGGGGTCACTAGACAGGCAGTGTATAAATGGCGTAGATTGAAGGGTAACCCAATGCCTGTTGCGGTTAATAATACGGATAAAAACGGGAAAACGATAAGATATCTATACAGTGATGTAGTGGAGTGGTTAAATGGATCAAAGAGAGAAACCGAAGTTTTACGCAAAAAAGAGAACTAGGTCTGGGCGATATATTACCATTGCTCAGTCGGAAACTAGGCAGGGGCTTATCAAGATGATTAAGTCCGACAGTAACACATATCAAGAAGAGAGAGGTAATCATGGCAAAGAGACACACAGACACGACCCTGTATGACCAGCAGTGGTTTCAAACACTGCACCCAACACTTAAATGCTTCTGGCTGTATATATGTTCAAAATGCGATCATGCCGGGATCTGGGATGTAAATATCCCGCTGGCGAGATTTACTATTGATCCGAATAATGAAACTAATATAAACTTTGATAATTTACTGGAAATATTTAATGGAAGAATACTTGACCTTGGAAACGATAAGTGGTATCTTAAAAAATATGTTTATTTTCACCATGGCGAAGTTTTGCATCCAAATAATAATTTTCATTTAAGTATTATTAAGTCCCTTGAAAAATATGGGCTTGCAACTCAAAATGAAGAAGGATTATATGCCGTAAATCAAAGCCCTGATAAGGATGCAGTTAAAACAATACGTCAGAAACCTACTGCCAGAATGGCTACACCCACTGTTGCGGAATGCGTGGACTATTTTAAAAAGAAGAACTGCCATGAAGCAGAAAATGAAGCGGAAAAATTCTGGGACTTTTATGAAAGCAAGGGCTGGATGGTAGGTAAGAACCATATGAAAAAGTGGCACTCTGCAGCAGCGAACTGGTTGAAAGGCGTGGAAAGCCCCAAGATCAAGTCTAGGGCGTATGTACAGGAAGGGAGCTTAGAAGAAGAGCGTGACTGGTGAGTTTGTATTTAAACCGCATTCTGGGAAGCAAACAGAATTTTTAAAATGTACATCTAACTGGGTATTTTACGGAGGTGCAAGGGGCGGCGGGAAAAGCCTAATGCTTGCTTGGAAAGCCGCCCTTACTCCAAGGAAATGGCATTATGAAAGAAACAGAAAAGAAATCACGAAAGACCAAGCGGATCGCTATAAGGCGCAAAAAAAGGTCGTTCACGTTAAAGTTGAACGAATATCAGTTGACTACCCGGACTATATCGCTCTACTTATCAGAAGAACGTACCCCCAGCTTGAACGTAACCTCAAGCCCGAATGTGATAAGTTATACAAACTGTACGGGGCAACGTGGCAGGAAAGGAATAAGTGTTACCTATTTCCCAGCGGCGCAAAGGTATACCTCGTGCATTGCCAAGATCGCCGTGCCTTGGACAACTACATCGGGGGTAACTACAATTTTATAGGCATAGATGAAGCCAACCAGTTCCCAGAGCAATGGGTAGAAGAGTTAAGCACATCTGCCCGTACCGACAATCTGGAGCTTACACCGCAGATATGCCTCACATCAAACCCCGGAAATATCGGGCACATATGGCTTAAAAAACGGTTCATTGACGTATGCCCTCCAAAAGTCATTGGCAAACCAGTATATAATAAAGATTTTGATGTAGAATACCAGAAAAACAAATCAGGAGATGCGTTTGTAGACGAAGAAGGGATCTCATGGCAGTTTATACCAGCCACTGTATTTGACAATCCCACCCTGCTGATGAATGACCCCGCATATGTAAGGAAACTTAAAAAATTAAATCCCATATTAAGAGCCATGTGGCTGGAAGGCAGATGGGATGTATTTGCCGGGACATACTTTGACAACTGGAACCCAATGCACCATATAATACCGGAATCCAGCTTCCAGTACGGTGTGCACTTTAAAAAGGGAACCCATGCCCTGTACAGATTTTACGACTATGGAACCAAGGCTCCGTTTGTATGCCTGTTCGCAGCGGTAGACCGTGACCAGAATATGATTATATTCGATGAAATCACCGAAACAGGTCTCTCTGCATCCAAACAGGCTAAGTATGTCAATGAGTACACTTGGAGAAAATATAAGCTGAAGCCTACTGATTTTGACGATGATATCGCAGATCCTGCGTATTGGACAAAGCACAGCGAAAAAGAAGGTGCTCTCTACAGCCCCGCCGACTTTTACGGCGATGAGAGCATCTTCCTTTCAAAAGCAAACAACGACAGGAAAGCAGGGGCAAAGATCGTCTATGAAGCACTGGAAGTACCCGATGAAGGAGAACCCAGAATACGCTTTACAGAAAACTGTACCCAATGTATAGAAACCTTTCCTAACTTACCATCGGCAGAAAATGATCCTGAAGATATAGATACGGATGCGCCTGATCACCATTACGATGCGGTCAGGTATGGATCACTGAAAGTATTACCATCATTGGTAACTGATCAAAAAAGGAAAAAAGGATGGAGATATAGGGTGTTCGAGTCATCACCAATTGGCGGCGGTGCTAAGAACTGGAAAACAGCCTGATGGCAGATTATAATAATACTCAGCCTTCCGGTTCCCAGTATGCCACTGGAGTCCTGTCCAAACAGGCAGATAAAGTATTAAAATCTTGGAAATTTTCTAGGGACTCTTTTGAGAATGCTAGGGAAGAATCCGAAAGAGCTGTAAGATATTTAAATAACGATACTTGGACTTCTGACGAAAAAACCAATGCAAAAAAATATAAGAAGCCCACACTTAAATATAATATTATCACCCCGATAATTTCTACGCTGGTGGGCAATGAGCAGCTAAACCGTAGACAGGCAAGGTTTAAACCAACCACTGTAGAAACAGTTGCCGCAGCGGATATCGTGCAGCAGAGATGGAATGCGCTGCAGGATGAGCAGGACATTGAAGATAAGCTGCAGATCGCTTTTATTGATGCCCTTACAACAAAACTTGGCGGCTGGATCGAGAGATCTTGGAAAATGAGTCCTGACGGATATCTGGATTTTAAATATGAAGTGCTGAACAATTTCAGGGTATATATAGATCCAGAGACCAGAGCCAATGATTATCAGCTGAACCACTGCCGCTGGATAGTCAAAGAAGGCTGGGAAGCTCTGGATGTTATCAGTGAAAAATATTCAATTGACCCGTATGACGTTAAAGTGGAGCGCAACAAATGGTGGTGGAACGCACTGTCTGAAACCATCCGCAGGGTGACTGACAAGGTATATTCATCCAATCTGGAAAATTATGACAAGGTAAATGACCGCTACCGCATACTGGAGATGCAGGAACGGGTCACGACCAAGATGGTTAAGCTCTTTGATGGGGTTGAGTATACAATAGTCTCCAGAAGCGAATATAGAAAATTAAGAAAAGACAATCCCGGTCTTATGATGCTGCAGGAGTTTGACGAAGATAAGATCCATGTTACTACCATTATCCCCTATTTTAAGAATCTGGTTGTTAAAGACGAAGACATGGATCAGCCAACATCGAATTTTGACGTATTCCCAGTCTGGAGCTACAACTATAATGTACAGGTAAATGAACAGACATCCTTAGTGGATCTTCTCCTAGACATTCAGGATGATGTTAACAAAGCCAAATCACAAGTAAGAGACTATGTGACTCAGATATTGTCTGGCGGGACGTTCATTGACAAGCGGGAAAAAGAGACCATTAAGGCATTGAAGGAAAAGGGCAACCAGCCTAATATGGTCTATGAGCTTAATAATCCTGCGATTATGCCCCAGAAATTGCCTCCGGGTACACTCCCGCCAGATATCATGCTTAATGCCGAAAACAGCGTTGCGTTTGCACAGCGAGTCTCTCTGGTATCTGAAGCTATGAAAGGCGAAACAGCAAGATCAGGGGAGTCTGGTGTTTTGTTTGAGCAGAAAGTTCAGAGAGCCGCTGCTGCGATTAATCCTTATTTTAAGAACCTTTCAAGGCTGAGAAAAGCTCTGGCTAAGGACTTTATGGATAACTTTGGGCATATATACGCTGAGAAAGACAGGGTAATTAAAATCAAGGATGAAAATGTTTTTAACGAGGTGATTGTTAATCTTGAGACAGCAGGGAAAATGTTTAATGATGTCAGGAACCCGTCACTGTATGTTGAGCTGGATGAAGGCGAAAGCAACATCACCAATATAGAAGAGAATTTCAATAAAATGCTTGCCCTGTCCAATATGATAGGTCAGATTAACCCAGCACTGGTTGACATCAGGACACTGGTCGAGAGTGCTCCGATCCCCGGTGCGGAAAAATTTGTTGAATTTATAGACCAGACCATGCAAGCACAGATGGAAGCACAGGGTCAGCAGTCAGAATTGGCACAGCAACAGGCAGAGATTGAGAAAACCAAGGGTCTGCTTGAAAATGTAAAGACTGAGCGTGGAATGATGAACGATGAAGAAAAGCTCAGGCTGGAAGATAAAAAGATTAATCAGCAGGGAGTCAGCCGTGGCAGGTAAGCTCAGTGCTAAGAAAGCCAGAAAGAAATATTAATATGTTTGATGATATAGTCAATGTGGCGATTAAGCCTCCAGAAAGGAAAGCTAAGAGATTATATTCATATTCTATGCTTATTAATCAGCTAAGTGAAGGCAAAATTACACGAAAAGAATATAATGAGCGCAGAGCAGATTTGGAAAAATATGAATCTCATCAAAAAAAATTAATAGCCCAGCGAAAAAAACAGAAAAAATTAAAAACACAAAAACGTAAAAAAGAAACAAGCTATACTAGAGAAAGACCTAAAAAGGGTAAATTGAAAGATGACTACGGAATATATGTGACAGATAAAGAGAAACTGGATAATTTTAATAAGTGGTATAAAAAGCAACAATACAAAACATCAAGGCGAAATAAAAAACCAATAGGCAGCAAACAATATATTGCGTTGAAACAGGTCTGGGAAGAAAGCGGCTCTCCTCTTATATACCGCAAAGCACATAGCAAGGAATTTGGTGAAAAATATCCCGGTAGAGCGCATTTTAAAAGCAAGTCCCCAATATTAGGAAGAACTAAATTTGGAGCTGATGCAATTTACAATATAAATAATTACGATGATTTGTTTGCAGAGTTAGCGCACTCTGCAGCATATAATAAAGGCATTCTTGGCAGATATATGATGAATGTCAAACATAATCTTCAATATGATGACCCCAGCAGAGAAAGAAGGGAAGAAGGTGACCGGGGTATGTATGATAGAAAGTGGATAGATATTCCATTTACTGATAAATACGATATATGGACAGAAGAGACAAAGGCGCACGGCAGAGGGGAAAAATATCAGTCTGCCGGGAAAGTAGGCAGGGAAAGTAAAATAAAACAAAGATATAAAGAAATATTATATGCTTGATGATATAGTCAATGTGCCAATAATTTCTTATGCTCCAATTAAAAAGAAAAATAAAGAGAAACCAAAGTATACAAAATCCGATGCTATGCGAAATTTATATAAAGCAAAAGTAAGTTCAATAACCAAAAAGAGAGGTCAATAATGGCAGAAGAAGTTCAGGTAGATCCACAACTTCAGGAAGAGTTAAATAAATTGGATGAAAAAATTAGTCCTGCCCAAGAGTCTGAAGAGGCTAACGGGGCGGGTGACGAAAGTCGAATAATTGAAAAAGATGGAGAACTCTATCTTCGTAGCGAATCAGATGAAGCGGAACCTGTAGCTGACCCCGATGAGGGACAAGCAGCGGAGCAGGACAGTCCTGCTGCATCAGAAGAAGAAGGGCAATCTAATCGTGAGGAACCATCACCGTATCAGGGCAAGTCTCGTGAAGATCTTATTGAAATGCTATCCCATTCTCAGAAGAAAATAGGAGAGCAGGGCAATGAGCTTGGCGAGCTGAGAAAAGTCGCCCAAAAGGATGAAGATCTTTCCGATGAGGAAGTATTTTCAAAACTTACTGGTGACGATATCGAAACTGGTCTGGCTGAAGAAAAAGCTAAAATGAAGCAAATTGACCCCTATGACGAAGCTGCTGTTCAAGAACAGGAAGAGCTTGTCCACCAAATGGAAGGGGATCTAATCAATAAGCGTACTCAGGAAGCTATCGCAGCTAGGTTCAACTCCCGTGATAACCGAGAATTTGTTGATAAAATGAAGAACGGTTTTAAAGATCAGGGAATTGATATTGCGGATGATGAGTTCAATACTGTAGTTGAGACAGCAAATTCCTATGCGGAAGATGGGCTGCTAACCGAGAGATCATTTCAGAAGGCAATGATAGATCAATTTGGCGTAGACAAAATGGTCAAGCATTACCAGATGAATGGCGAGCAAAAAGCCAGAAGCGACATTCAGAAAGCCGCAGCAAAAACTACTGAGAAGGTCGATGTTCGTGGAACTGGCAAAAATGCCAAGATGGTTAAGATCGCTGACCTTAGCCAACGGGAACTTAGAAGCACTCTCGAAAACCTATCCGTGGAAGAATTACAGCGACTCAACCAACAGGTTAATCGTTAACTACATACCACAGGAGATTAACAAATGGAATCCTCACAAAGCTGGATTGCAAATGTTGAAATTCTAAACTCACTGCTCCGCAAAGAAAGCTGGTTTAATACTTTCTGGGCTAGATTCTCAGGTAACGTAGATATTTCGCAGGATAATAACGGGAATCCCGTTTATACTCCTTCGGGAAATCCGATTGAAATTCTTAACGACTATGTCGCACAGGGTCGGGACAATATGTTGATCCCATTCCTGAGCGATCTTACTGGTTCTCCAGTATATGGCGATACCACTTTAAAAGGCACTGGTGAAGACCAAGCTATGAAGTGGCTTCGTGCGTACTGCAATCAGTTCAGAAAA